AGATATTTTATTAATATCATCTTCGATTAATCCCTTTGCATCTTGTTCGACAGCTCGATCATAAAGTCTCTCTAAAGATAACTCATTTATTATGTTACTCATTATTTAATCTCCATGTTTTTTAATATGTGTGCAATTGTTTCTATAGTCCAACCATTACCCAACATTTTATATCGCTGTGTGTTGCTTACATGGTTAGTGTAATTATCTGGAACTGTTTGCAATCTTTCGCACTCAACAGGTGTTAGTTTTCGCCAGTAAATATTGTCAATTGCTACCTTTGGCTCTCTATGTCCACCACCGCATGTTGTTAGTGTTGATGATTTACCATCTTCTGAATAAACCCTTTTTATTTGGTCATGTCCTTTTATATCTACTGCTGTTCCAATATGTAGAGGTTTGTCACTTTTCATTACTTTTGGGGTATCTGATCTTGCTAATAATGTTGGAGATTTTCCATTTTTACCATAAACACGCCTTTGCCTTTCATTATCTTTTAAAACATCTTTTGGTATGTCGTGTATTTTATTTGGTTTGTCGTGTGTCTCTTGAACCAAAGTCATACCATTGTTACCAGCACCTTTATACATAGTTGCAGTCATACATAAATATTTTTCATCATTATTTCTGTAGTGTCTTTGATTTCTTTCTGTGTCTTTAACAGGTTTTTCATTTGTTTGTGTTTCCAATATATCCCTTAAAATAATTCCTCTTTGTTCAGGCTGTTCTATTCCTGGTATGTTAGTCCAATAATATCTAACCCTATTCTGTGCTGATACTAATGCTGAATTAATCATTATTGGCTCAACGCCCATGTATTCAGATATAACATCTAAGTATTCTTTTTTCATTCTTACATTTTCTAATAAAAAATATTTAGGTTTAAGATGTTTAACAGCTCTCCAAAAACAAAAAAATAAAGCACTTCTTGGGTCATCAAACGCTAACTGTTTACCAGCAAAACTAAATCCTTGGCATGGACTACCACCCATAATTAAATCAATTTGCGGTAACTCATCATAGTTAATCTTTGTTACATCTCCAATTTGTATAATATCTGGATAATTAGCTTCACTAACTTTCATAGCATACTTATCTATTTCACTAGCGTAATAATTATCTACTTTAATACCAAGACGATCTAAAGCGATACGTCCACAACTCATGCCATCAAATAGGCTTAATACATTCATTTTCCTTTCTCCTTAGTCCCAATCGAAGGACGTTTTATTTTCTAATATTTCCAGAACTGCACCACGTCTAACCAAAGTCTTGGTTTCATAGTCTACATTTCCAGAGTTACTTTTAACCAGACTGGCTTTAACGACTGCCATTCTGTCTACCTTTATGCCTTGCTCCATACATATCTTTTCGCAAGTATCGTTATCAGCTAACCACATGGCTATCGCGAATCTTACACTGTCAGTGATACTTGATGCACCACGAATTTCAGCTCTATGCGAAAGTGCATCATCTGAATCATTGGTAAGGGCAGATTTTGCCAAGTGATGAACTGTAAGAGTCGTAACACCTAATCTGGCTGATATGTTTGCACAATAAGAACCCCATAACTGGCCAACTTCATTACTTGAACTAATATTACCCGTTGTAAATGCTTGTAATGGGTCAAATACAACCAGTTTTAAGTTTGGAATACCTTTTAATTCTTCTACCAACTCTGTCGCTTGTGCTGTTACTCCCTCTTCTCTCAATAAAATCATTGGTTCTTTTTGTTCTGGAATCGGAAATACATAAACATCATACTCAGATTGAAACCTAAGTCCCATAGGATCAAGTGCATCAATCCTTCTATGTACTTCAGACAAATCATCTTCAGCTGCAAATATTACAGTTGACCCTTTTTGTTTTATGGTTTTACCCCACCAGTTACCACCAGTCGCAATGCCCAGAGCCAACTGAATCATTGATAAAGACTTACCAACGCCACCAACTGCCGCAATGATTCCTGGTTTACCAAAAGGAATGAAACTATCTACCAACCACTCTATTGGTTTAGGTTCTTCAACAAAGTTTCTTATTGCATATTGTCTAATATTAAACTTCGACTCAACTAACTCTAACTTAACTTGATCTAAACCCTTCTCTAAATACAGGTCGTTAAAGTCTCCAACAATAGAAGGTAATCTGGAAACTGCATTACTGATACTGCTAACAACTTCATTCGCACATTTCTCGCCTATTCCAGAAGTATCATTATCAAGTGCAATTATAAACTTTGCACTAGTGATAGAACGCAACCTGTTACACGCTGTTAAACAGAAATTTGCAGAGAATACCACCGCGACAGGTAAACCCGTAGCTTCGTATATAGAGCTTCCTGTGGCGTATCCTTCACATAAAATAATCGTTTCTAAACTAGGTAGTTCATCTGCCTTACAACCAATTAAGAATACATTACCCTTAACTTCTCCGCCTCCAGCAAACTTTTTACTGCCATCTGGCATGATGTATTGCAAAGACTTTATTTCTGAAACTAATAACCCATTATCATTATTTCTTATGATAGAATGCACCCCGATTAATAGGTTTCCATTAATCGTTTTTAAACCATAATTTTTAATACCTTTATCTGTGAGATACTTATGCTCTATAACTTCATTCGCACTAGCAAACTTTTCTTTAACATATATGGCAACCTGTTGGTGCTGTATTTTCTTAGCCTCTTCTCTCCGCTTTTGTGCCTCCTCGAGCTTGGTTTGTAATACCCTTTTTTGCTCGGCAGACATCTCATTAGGATTGTAAGAAGTAAACTTGTTCTCTAAATTAGTACGCCAGTTACCGTAAACGCATACAAAGTTTTGATCTAACTGGTTATAAACATAGTATCCGCTACGTTCTCCACCTTTATCTGGTCTGTGATTTACACCAGCACTTACAGGAACTCTTACTAAGTTGCCTGTTGTATCTAAGAAATCAACTAACAAACCATGAGAACGCATCTCATTGATTAAGTCAGCATTAGATTTACTTGTATTACTAAAGGCATAGTTCTGGTCGAGAACAATACCCTTGTCTCCATAAAATTTTGTTAAGTCAGTCATCAGCCTGTGCCTTGGAGTTATTGAGATAACTTGACACAAGCCTTCTTATAAAACTAATCCTGTCTTCTTTAGTCCATTCATGCAGGACAAACGATTTATTCTTTTTGGAAACTTCTAAGTATTTTGATTTACTTTCCGTGAGTGCAACAGATAACAGCTCCTCGTTAATCTGTGCGAAATTTTTAATATGCTCCATTTTTTTACCTTCTCCAATAAGTTTAAGATGTTCGTAACAACAAGCACCTTTAATCTTGCCATTACGGATGTGAAGTAACGGAGAGCTAAGTCCATGACAGTATGAACATAGACTCGGCCTCCGATACTTAAGATCATCATTATTAAAAAGGTAAGTCGTCTTCGTCTTCAACATCACTAGGGAACATTTCCTCTTTTGGCAATTCTTCTTTAGGGTCAGCATTTTCTTTAGCAGTTGTAGAACCGTAAGGTTTCCAACCATTACCAAAGTCATCTTTGACTTCTAAATAACCCTTCTCGCCAACGACAAGTTCGCCTTCTACTTTTTTGCCCAGAAGTTCATCAGTGTTTTTCATTGATGCTACTCCCATTGCATTTAGCATTTTCATTAATGACTCTCTGCCTATCTCAACAGGCTTGTCATTATTATGTGCCATAGTAAATGCGTGACTAACTTTTATAATCTCGCCTTCAACTTCGAAGTGAATCTTTAAAGCCTTCCAACCATTCCTACCCTCAATCATTTCTGATCCAGCGTATTCAAAGTTATATCTTCCAGGCTTTACCCTATCTCCACCGCCAGAGCTTTCTCCAGCTTCTATTTTATCCAAACCAAATTCTGTTAAATCCATGTTGTTACCTCCGTAAAAATTTAACAATTAATAATTGACTACCCAGGATCATATTCCTCGTAATCACTAGCTCGACTTATTTCTTCTTCAAGTGCATCAACAATATCTGCTAAGACTCTGTTCGCACCTAACGGGAGAATAAGGTCATCATCTCCGTTTTTATCCATACAATCTTCAACTAATATTTTAGCTTTAGTCATAAAGTAGATTAGTTTTTCTTGCTGAGTTGCCATTACTTCGCAATCAGTTTACCAATTTCAGTCCACGTCTTTTCAGCTCTAACAATAAAGTCTTCGCCTTCTTCTACGACTGATATTTGTTCTGGTAATCCGTATCTGTTCTTGGCTACACAAGCTGGGGATTCAGTAGTTACTAATATCCTTCCAGATTGAACAGTCTTACTTGTTAGTCCTTTACTACCTTGAACTTTAACAGTTCCTTTTTTGTAGTTTAAGAACAAGCACATATCACTTGCTTCAAGTACCAAGGCACTTGCTGCTTTGTGCATTTTAAGTTCATGCCTATCGTATGCTTCTGTAGATGGATCGTGAAATGCTTTAATCTGGTTATGAGCAATCATAACAATACGCATTTTCTTTTCGTTTCTTAATCTATTTACTAAATCAAGAACCTCTCTCCAATACTTTAACGCCTCTGCATAACCACGACCATAACCAAAAGATTCTATTGATGGTTGTTTATGTGCTTCACAAGTCTTTGCATGAATGAGTGGCTCTAACCAATCTAAACTATCAATAACTAAAGTGTTGTATTCAAGTTCATCTGCATCAACCAAAGACCTTAGATAACCATAAAAAGTATCGTAGTCTTTTGCTAAAGGAAAGTGTGGAATGTCTCTATTGTTAGTTAAGATTCCTAGCCCTTCTTCAGTTTGTAAAACAATAGGGTTCTTACTTCCTACTGCCAGTGTTGTCTTACCTAACCCAGAAGGGCCATAGATAATAACAATACTTGGTTTCGCTTTTGCTTTCTTTTGTATTGCTGCTAATGACATTAGTTTATCTCCCCAGAAACACCCTCTATCTTGACAGGTTTCTTGTAAGGCGGTAGTTCTTTTTCTAACTTCTCTAAAGTGTTAGCAACATTCTTTCTTACCGCTTCCATGTGATGAACAGTTTTAGTTGCTAATTGATATGCTTCATTCAACTGTTGCTCTGCTTGTAAGTCTCTACTGATTTCTTCCACCAAAGGTGCAGTTGCATCAGTTAAGTCTCTTTCAAATATCTCTCTAGGGTTTCCATCTTTGTCTTGGAAACTTAAAAGAGGTTGTTCCTTCTTCTTTTCATTTACCATTTAATTATCCTCCATGGATTTATAGGTTTCGCAAACTTCTTTGTGTGAACAGAATTTGCACCAATTTCCAGCACTAAAGCTAGGCTCTTCGCCCATTGCTTCATCACAAGCTGGTTTCAAAATATTCAAACCCCAGTCGACAAGATCAACTGCTTGAATATCCCAAGTTCGTATAGGCCCATCTTTATGAAAGGCTCTTTTGTTTGGTTGTATGATTGTCATTTCAATGACTGTATTTTCGTTACCCCATCTTGATAGGCAACCCAAGGCGTAGCACATTAGCTGTTCGTTCATCACAACATCTACTGCCCATGAACCAGACTTTAAATCACCAACGACCATTCTGTTACCTTCGCCAAGTATGACTGCATCAGCAGTACCCCAAAGGTCAGAACTAATATCTGGTGCATTTACTCTTTCTTCTACAAGTAATTTTCCGTTAAGTTCTTCAGTTCTTTTATTAATATAGTCAACATAGATTTCTGCCATATCAATATCATCTTGCGTGATATCAAAACTAAAACCATCTACGTCTACAGTTCTACCAAGATAATAGTCTTTTAGTGATATGCCATCTAATCTGTTTTTAAGTAAGGCTTCTACCATTTCATGTGTAGAAGTACCTCTGGCTGCTGCCATGCTACCTTTACGTTCCGCAACTGCGTTAATCTTTGCACTAGCTGGGCAACGAATTATTCTATTAATACTACTGGGAGATAATATCGCGTGTGACAAGTCCGTACTCCTCTCTTATTAATGATGCAAATAGTTCCGTAGAAATATTCATTGCAACATTGAAATCTTCCATTTCAAATAAATTATTTTTAAGTGCGTAAGTATTAGCAATCATTACACGCCAGTCTGATCTATCAGCTCTAAACCATAAGCATGGTAATAGTCTTACCTTCCTTGCTTGTGTGGTTGTTTGTTCCCAGAAGTTTTTTAAGTCTCCTGGTGTAATGACTTTTCTTCTTTTAACTTCGATAGCAAAACCATCTAAGCCAAGTAAGTCGTGGCCACCACCAAATGTCTGTGAGTAGTTGACTTCTAATTGGATACCCAAGAGTGCTTTGATTTCGTCAATGACCTCTCGTTCTCCACGCCTACCCTTGTTTCTAGCGTTGACCAAACTACTCTCCGACTTGTGATGTTTCTTCTAGCTTCTTGATGTCTTCAAACTTGTATCTAACTTGACCACCTATTTTTACATAAGCTGGGCCTTTGCCAGTTGAACGCCAGTTCTCTAAAGTTCTTGGAGACATTCCCCATCTGGACGCAAGTTCGTTTTGATTTAAAAATATTTTTTCTTCCATGTTATTACCTATTACTTCGTGATTGTGATATTCTACTCTATGTAATTTTAATAAAGCAAGTAACTGAGCAAAAATAATAGAAATATTATTGAGATTAAAACTTCAGAAATAAATTACAGAAAATTTATCAATAAAACTTATCATTAATTTGGAGGAATAAATGAGTATAGATAATGTAACACCTCAAGAGTGGGATAGAGCTAGAATGAAAGCAACACAAAAACAAATTGGTGGAAGCCATTACAAAGATAAAGGTATTCAACCTTTAGAGTATGCGTATAGCAATGGACTAACACCTAACTTAACCAATGTAGTTAAGTATGTAACCAGAGAAAAAGAAGACAGAGTGAAAGACTTACGAAAAGCTATTCACTATATAGAACTAGAATTAGAAATGGTTTATGGCGTTGATCCAGAAGGTAATCCTTTAGATTAATTAGACATCATTATCTTGGTCATATAGTCGCCTACGTTTTGCATTTCCTTGATTGCTCTAGGCTCTCTTACTTTACGGTAACGTAAAACAGCAGACATACTTTTATGACCAGATAGTTTCATTAGTTCTGGTAGTTCCATAATCTCTCCAGCCATAGTACAAAAGTTATGTCTTAGATCATGCAACCTTAGTTCTGGTCTACCAATCTTTTTAGCTAGTTGTTTCCACATCTTTACAGGGTAGTCTACATCTAAGATGTATTCTCCCTTTCTCTCTAGCTTATTAATAACCATCATAGCTTGATTGCTTAGATAGATAACTCTATCTTCATTAGTTTCATGGTCGGTCTTATGTTCGCTTAAAACTATCTTGTTATCTTTTAAATCAGACCACTTGGCACTGCCTATCTCACTCTTACTTCTACCGCCTGAGTGCATACAGAGTTCTATGTAATCTAAAGAGCTAACAAAGTTAGGTCGAACAGTTTGTCTCTTAATGTTTATTTGTCTTTGTAATTCAGCAAACTCTTTGTCTGATATTTCATTCTCACTAATCAGCTCTTTGTTTAGTTTAATCTTACAAGGATTTATTTCTACAAGTGATAATGCTATCGCATGGTTATAACAACCAGATATCATCTGGACAACTCTGTTAGCAGCATAAGAACCTCTTTTAGATATTTCTAAATGTAATCTTGTAATATCACCCCTGTTTATATCTGTTAGAATTCTTTTACCTAAATCATTCTTAACATCTTTATCCCACATTCTTACATACTCACCAGGCTTACCGTTCTTGTTAGGCATAGCAACTCTTCTTTTATTTTGTATTAACTTATCAATGTAATATTCAAACGCTTGATTTAAAGTTTCCCCACCTCTGGTATTTAAAGGATCAATACCTTGTGCAACTTCACCAAGTATTTGTTGTGCTTTGTTTCTTGCTACATTGATTGGTATGTCTCTAGTACCAAGAGTAAGTTCTCTCTTCCTTCCATTAATGCGATAGAAAACTCTATAAGTTTTTTCTGTGATTAATAAATTGTTTACCTTTGTATCTCTTTTATATCTAGCCATAACTCGTACCTCCAAGCAGAGTCGCCATACAGTCGACCTTTAGTGTCGAAATGGCGTGTATTTTAATTACCTATTCAGTAGATTATAAATCGAATCTTGTAAAGAAAACAAGGGTTTTTAGGGAAATAATGTACAGTCAAGAAATTGTGTGATGGATAAAATTTAAGAATGAAAACCAGGTGTCCTAACCGATAGACGAAGGGGTCAAAGAGCAGAAATCAGCCATTTATTGCAGTTTTTTTAGTACCAGAAGTCGACTCATTTTTGTCTTGTCGACCATTAGTCGCCAAAATAATCGACTCCATAGCTTCTTTTAAACTTTCAACAGAATTGATTGATTTCATAATTTCGTCCTTTATCGTGATTTGTGTTGTTTGACAATCAGAAAAGGCTCTAAAGCATACGGTCTGGTATTCAAGATTAACCATTGCGATTATATCTATTTGATTTTTATTATAATGTCTTCCTGTAGTGGTAATGCCTTTGCGTAAATCAAATCGCCAGTTCTTATATTTAGATTCTATATGTGTAACTGTTTTAACTTGGCATCTATAGAGTTTGTGTTCCCACTCAAAGATTACATCAGCATGGGATGTATGAGGCATTATTGTAACGGTGTCTGATTCTCTCGCCAGTACTGAGCATGTTAAGTATTCACCACTCCTACCTATCCTCTCCGATCTGCGTGTCATGGTATGTCATGTTAGTTAAGTAAACCGCCAGTACCTTGAATTTGTAATTCATTAAGGGCACGTGAACCACCTTCTGCTATAGGTTGAATTATTGATCCTGTTGTAATACCTACTGGACTAGGATTAACAACACCTCTACCGATTGCTGTTCCTAGATTTGGTATATATTTTTTTAATATATTTTCAGCAAAACCTTTTTCAGCTACTTCTCTTCTAATTAGCTCTAATGCTTTTGGGTCAGTTTCAGTCAACATTTTTGCAAGTTTATTAGCAGCTGCAATAGATGCCTCTTCAGAAGCACCCTTATAATCTGATTTAAATAGACCATAAATAAGACCAACTGGACTTAGGTTTTGTATGTCTCCTGGCTCAACAATTTTCTTAATTTGGCCAAGAGCTTCAGCTCTACCAACAGTAGCACTATTACCAACTACAGTATTAGCTGTATCTTTAATTTGCATTTCATCTTCTAGTTTAGATATAAACTTATTAAATGATCTTGTTCCTTGAGGGTTTTGAGGAAATGTTAATCTTAATAATTTTTTATTTTTAGGAGTTTTAATAATATTGTAAGCAAGATTAGTTCCTCTTCCAGCTCCCTCTTCAAAAACAGATGATTCCATTTTATCTATAATAGTATTTATTACACCATTTCTAAATGCTAACTTTTCTGATTGAGACATTCTAGTAATTTCATCTGCCAGTTCGTCTACATTTGTGCTAGGTTTTAAAATATTTCTTCCAGTATCAAGAGCATCTAATATTGCAGATTTTTCAGCCCATTGATTTCTTGCTGATTTATATGCTGGATTACTAGAGTCTAAATAATCTAAAAATTCATTTTTAATTTGTGTATTTGCTCTTAATAATGTTTTACCAACACCACTTGTAGGTGATTTACTTGTATAAATAGAATCATCTAATCCAAGTTTTATGTAATGTAAAAACTTTGTATCAATGTCGGTTACTTCAGCACCTTTTTGAGTATATAGCTTTCCATTTTTGCCAATAACCAAATTAGGTAATTTAACCTTTTGTGCATTTGCTATTTTATATGCTTTATTGAGTGCATCTTGCATAACATCTGTTTTCATTAAAGATGTTAATTCGGTTGTAGTTGGTACTTTTTTCTCAAATGCTTTTTGATACATTTTTTGACCAGAACTTTTCCTAACTGCTTCTAATGCTTTATAAGTATCAAAATAAGATCCTTGTTCTCCAAACGCATCTGTTAAATCACCTTTAATTCTATTTAATGCACCACTATTTCTTTTAATTAAAAAATCCATTGCTGTTTTTTTACCAGGGCCAGGCAAAACATTAACTGCATCAAGATAAGCTCTGCTAGTTGGGCCAATATCTGCTAGAGAATAACTTTTACCGCTTCTCTCTAAAATAAATTTAAGAGCTTCATCTATATTTGTTTTATCATATTCTAGTGCTTGTTTAACTAATTTAACTGCTTCTTTCTCTCCCTTTTTAACAGGTGATTCAAAAGCATCTTTTATTGTTTTACCAATCTTTGTAAAAGGTTTTGAAAGTATAGTTGTAGCTGCACCTGTTGCAGCACCAAAGGGTGCAGTTATTGCTCCTTGTGCTATTTTGTCTTGTAAACCTTCTCCAGAGCCAGCTCCATAAGCAAAACCAGAAGCTCCAGCTTTTGCTGCTGATGTTCCAACTTTTGCGGTAGTTAATGGTGTTGATCCGCCAAATGTTGCTATAGCTGGTATCACAGCTCCACCAATCTCATAACCAAGAGACTCTAGTGGATTTTTTTCTTGATATTGTTTTAATGCTTTTCTTTCTAAATCTATACCCTCTTTCATGGTAAGGTTTGGACTTAATGCACCTCTTAAACCACCTACTATTTCATCTTGAAAAGCAAAAGTTAAACCTGATCCAGTTGAAGCAACTGGCCCAGACATAACATTGCCTTTCCAACTTGAAGAATCTGATGGATTGCCACCTTTGTAAAGGTATGCACCTTCCTTATCATTAAAGGTATAAATTTTTCCTATTTCATATTTCATTAAAAAGGACTCGCATCATCAGTTGATATTACGTTAGTGGCTTGGTTTAATAATAAATCATCATAAGCCTGTTGCAGACTAGCTGATGTATATAATTCAGGGTTTGCATTTCTGTGTTTCTCAAAGGCAACATCCCTAGCGTAAATAGTTGCATTTTCATTATCAGGATTTGCAAAGAAATTTTGATTAAAATTTTGCTCATCAATTCTTCTGTTCATCGATAGTCTCAAAGATGCAATCATTAATCTGTTACCAGCTTCAGACTTACCAAGTTCAACAGCTCCAGTTCTTACAAAATCTAAGTCTTTATCTGTTGGGTTTACACCAAGTTGTTTTACAAGAGGTAAAATAAGTTTTGTTGTTTCAGACTGGAAGGCTTCTCTTCCAGCAATTTCACCAACTTGATAATCTTCCCCTACTAGGCTTTGACCAATTCTTTGGATACTAAGACCTAGATTAGCACCAAAGCCTGTATTAACACCTTGATTTAATAAATTTTCAAGTGTGTCAACACTTGTTAAAACAGAATAAGCGTCAGCCGCTAATTCTCTTTTTTTCTTATAATCATCTGCCGCAAGTTCTATGCCAAGTTTATTTTGATTGTTGTTTAAATTAATATTTGTATTTTGTTTTTTAAGTCTTAAGAAGTCGTTAAATGTTCCCTCATAACCCTCTAGTTTTGCAAACCCATATTCTTTAACAGAAGATGGTTGATTGTTTTTAGGTTGACCATATGCATAATTATAAGCAGCTTCTTTTCCAAATATCTCATAAATTCTTTGTGTTTCGGGTGGTAGTGATGCAAGTAATTTTTCTTGATTTAATTTGTCTTGTTGTGCTTTTGCCCTAGCAGCCTCTTCAGCTCTTCTTTTATCTATGTTATTTAAAAACTGATTTTGTGCGCCAAAGTTACCAGATTGACCAGCGTTCATTGCTTGTAAAGAATCAGCAAAGTTTCTTAACCTACTAAACCTTTCAGATCTTTTTCTTTTATCTTCTTCTTCTTTAGCTTGTTTTGCTCTAGCCTCAAGAATAGGAGCCATATCTAATCCAAGTGAGCCTGTAGGATTGTTATTTACTCCTAGCAATCCCATTGGGTTGTTAAAATCTCTTATTGCCATAATTATTTCCTATGTTGCAAAAATTCCGCCATCGCCAAACAAAGTATCTAATGAAGTTACTGCACTACCAATTCTTCCAGCTGTACCTTGGTCATAATTTTGTATTACTCCTGGATTCATTCCAAAGACTGAACTTGATAATAAACCAAGTTGTTGCGGCCCATAATTTAATGCTCTCATAAACTCGTTGTAACCAGAGTCCATTCCAGCTTGTTGTAGTCCTTGCTGTTGTGAACCTATACCAGATAATAAACCTAAGTTTCTGTACTGGTCGCTTAATTGATTTCCTAACAAACCAGCTTGAAATCCTCTGTTTTGCATTTCTAATCCTGGTTGCATAAATCTTGCTCTGTTTCTTGCATCCATGTTAGCCATACCAAACTGATTGCCATAACCAGCATTAGCCATAGAGACTTGTCTATCTACATCAGACATATATCTATCTGCATCAAACTGTCTTCCTATATCTTGACCAGCTAATGATGTAGCTCTATCAAAACCTTGTGAACGTAAATTACCAGATGCTTTAGCTGCTTGTTCTGCAAATTTTCTGTTTGTTTCTGATTCTAATAAAGCTGAACGTGAACCACCAAAAGCACCTCTGCCGATTGCTGCATCTTGGTCGCTTTGTATTTGCATCTGTCTTGCTCTGTTTAAATCACCAAGTGTATTGTCTATAACTTGTGATTGAAACGGATTTTGATATGCACTTAAATTTGTATTCAATAGTGATTGTGGTCTTACATCTCTTATATCAGACCTATTAATATCTGTTGCTGAACCAGTAAAAGGTGTAACTGTTGGTGTTGATTGATTTGCTAGAGTATTAAGTTTTTGTCTAGGGTCAAAGCTCATGGATTGACCAAACATATTTCTTGTTGCGTCAAATCCTTGTAATTGGTCTGGGTTAAATCCAGCTACCCTTGGGCCAGTATAAGGAACGAAAGGTTGGTTTGCTACACTTTTGGCTTTATTGTATAAATCATCGTAACGAGCCTGTGTCGCTGGATCAACGCTTGATGTTTGTGTGTCTCCACCGCCTTTTAAAGCTCCGTATGCGGTAGCTGCGCCTAATACTGTTTCTATTCCCATAATTATAATTCCTTCTTGACTATATATTCTTGTTCAAAACCAAGATGTTTTAATTTTCTTATCCAACCTTTACGACCACCGCCATAAAGATATTTACATTCACAATTTTTTGCAAATTCTTCAATGCTTGGAAACATCTCTTCTAGTTCTTCGTAGTCTCCACCACACAAAAATAAATTTAAAACTCTGTATTTAGGAAACTCACCAAAGCTAGATATGTAAAAAGCATCTTTTCCTGGCCATATATGAAACATTCCTTGGCCTATTTTTTCTTTAATATCACTTAGATTATACCTATCTTGATGCTTTAATGCACTAATAATATGTGGCTCTAACCTTTCAAACTCTATCTCCCAGTCTTCTTTAGACTGTTGCTGTTGCTGAGAGTGTTCCGTTGTCTGCGACACTAACTTTATATTTTGTTCCATTTGGACTTACCAATACTAACTCGGTGGCATCACCACCATTTATTTGTATTCTTTCACCTTTGTTGAAAGTCATACCTGTTTGATATTCTATCTCTGATATTAAATAGTTAAGATAGTTTTTATCGTAATCTTCACCTGGTCGTGTCAGTGTTTTTCTTGCCACTATCTACGACCTCTGTTTCTTAAATCTAATCGTATATTACCAACCTGAAACATCTGGTCAGTATCGCCAGTCACTTTCATACGAACTTGTCTGGCTGTAAATCTTGCATCTGTGTAACCATCACTATTAAAAGTAAAGTCACCAAAATCTGTTTCTGCTCCTAGTGGTGTGAATCTTCCTGTAAAACTTATAACAACACCAGGTAATGTATTTGCTTCTTCATCAGGTAGTATCTGATTACATTGCACATAGTTATCACCGTTACCTATTTCGATAGGCCCTGATTGTGCGTAAGGTACTGCTGTCCCTAAATTCTCAGAATTATTTAATGTTGTGCTATCGTGCTGATAAACATTACCAAGTGAATCACAAGCGATAGGATAATCAAAGACACCTTGGTCTATCCAACATCCTCTATCCATCTCACCTATTGACCAAACATTGTCGACATAGTTCCATATGACATATTTATTAGGTGTTTGTTGTGCATCTCCTGATGGGTAGAACCACCATATCTCATTAAAGTTGGAGTTATGGCCACCACAAGCAATACGTCTATATGAATATCTTATATTATCAAATACATGGTCATGCACATCACACCTAATTTCTTTAACTGATCCATCAAAAACAAAGAAAGAGTTTTCACCCATCCATGCTAAGAAGTTACCAGAGGATACTATTGTTCTTGGTGATGCAGTTTTACAGTTAGTACCAGCATCTTGAATACCGTATATAAAAGGAGAACCTGTATAGTAAAGTCTTGCTATACCTGTATCAGTAAAGATAATGACATCTGTTTGCCATTTAATACCACTTAATATTCTGCCGCCTGTTGGTATCTGTAAATCACCAGCAGTATTCGTTGATGCAGCTGTCCAGGTTGTACTTGCTTCTCTTGATGACCATTGTACTTTTCTTGGATCACCACCAGCACCCAAAGCTATAACATGACGTTCATTAGTGACTAAAACACCAGAACATCCTGTAGGAGAATTAGTTAGCTGTGAGCCTATGGTAGAAGGTGCAGAAGGCGACCATTTATAAATCTTGCCATCACTTGCACAACAGAAAAGTAAGTCTTCACCGAAGTTATCAAATGACCATGATTTAGAATCAAAGAATAAACCAGACTGTGATCTAGCATCTCCGTAGTCTTCTACATCATAGTTATATGCACCGTACCCAAGTGGGTCTGTTGATTCATCAGAAACAAAACCTGATGGAGTTATGTCATGCCAAGTTCCGTCATGGTTGACATAAATCTTTTGCCTTGTTCCAACTACTAAAACTTTTTTACCAGCATTAGTAATGTACGCAAACATTCCTGTTGGCGTTCCAGTTAAAGCAGAGTTTCTTATTTTTTCCCAACCACCAATAGGTCGTAGAAAACCATTTTGAAAACGCACTAAATTACTATCAGTCCAACGCCCTTTATTAGCGTAGTCTGTTCCATTGGTGACTACTCCAGCTGGAGGGGTGACTGGTAGTAAAGGCATTATTAACTATTGGATGATATGTAGCTGTTACCAGTCGAGATCGCAGTTGTATAAGATGTTTTATCATCTGAACTACCAGCTACGTCTGGAGTATCGTCATCTTCATCAACTGGCTCATAGCTTAAGACTAGTTCTATATGGTCTACGTTCCTTTG